TTCATTGAATGGTCCGCCAAGGTTGCGACTAATCGCGGAAAGTGACTCGTTGAATTTGTCTGCGGCTTTTGCCATCTTGGTGCTGACGGTTGCCTCGTATGCGTTGATCGCTTTACTCCCCATATCAAGCATGGGAATGAGCTTTTGGCCGTCTTTTGCAAATAGCGCCTGCGCAAGCGCCGCCTTTCTCGCCGGATCTTCCATAGCAGCAAAGCTATCGGCAATCTGATCGAAGATGATCTTGGCCGGCTTGGTCTTGCCCGCTGCGTCCACAGTGGAAATACCCATCTCAGCCAAGGCTGCGGCCACGCCTTTTGTGCTGACATCCAACGCAGCGATCTGTTCACTCGCGGACTGCTTAACGATACGTACCTGCGATTCAAGGCCTTTCTCAGTCTCTCGCTGTTGTGTTTCAAAGACTGCCCTGATCCCTTCTTCCTCGACTCGCTTGCGCTCATTTAGCGCATCCTCTTCGATCCTCCTGGCATCACGCAACTGCCGATCACGCAACTTCTGTCGGTCTGCAAACCCATCGCGCAGATTACGCAGTGCATCTTCTTCTTCAATGCTGAGTGCCGCCAATCGTTGGTCGCGTGCGCTATCTGATAACGACTTGTCGTTCTGAATTGATTTACGGATCTGATCAGTGCGCGCCTGTGTGTTGCGCTCCAGTTGCCTGAGTTCATTATCGGCGGCCTCTTGCTCTCTATCCGCTTGATCATCGTATCGATCGTCAAGCAATGTTTGCTCGTTGCGATAGCGACGATTTAGCTCACGCATCCTGCTGTCTGTTTCGTCTTGAAGTATGTCCAGCTTGTCGCCTGCAGCTTCTCTAATTGTGTCGATCTGCCGCTGTTCGTTGCGCTTGACGGCTTCTTCCGCCGACTCAGAGGATTGTTTAACTTTGCTTGCATAAGTGTTTGCACTGTTGCCAGCCGCTGCCAGTCCGCGATTCAGCCGGCCCAGTGCTTTGCCTACCGCTTCTATGCTTGTTCCGCTGTCTTCCGCTGCGCCACTGAACTTGCTTAGTTGTTCTACGGAAGCGCCAGTCCTCAAACTCAGGTCATAAAGATTGTCTGCGGCGTCGATGGATTTGGATGCAAGCACGCCAAGGCCAGCAACAGCCCCAACCGGCAGCAGCGCACTCATCAATCCGCCGACGCCTTTGGCAGCCTGCCCCATGCGCCCGAGGCCGCCGCCGACTGCTCCGGCTTGCTTGTTCAGATTGCCAAGGCTGCGGCTGAGGCCGTCGATCTCGCCCTGGCCTTGAACATCCGCCTTTACCTTGAGGATCGCGTCAAGCTTCACGGCTAGCCAGTCGCAGGATTTCAGCCTCGATGATCTGCAGATCGCTCAGCATCGCAGATTCATCCGCCACTGACCGCAGTCTAAACAGCCACGCCACTGCGCCATAGTCCAGCCCGATCAGGCCGCCAGGGCCGGTGCGCCATTGCGTCTGGCAGTCGAGGAACACCATCAGCGCAGGCCACGCATCAGGCTCAACCTCGAAGTGCTCAGGCTGGCCGGGCTCGAACCCAACCACACCAAGCACCGCGGCATCGTCTGCGGTTTTGTCGATCACGCCGCCCTTGACCCAATGATGGGCGGCGTCCTTCAGTTTTTTGCTTTGTTGCCGGTGACGCTTTCGAAGTACGCCACGACAATGGCGCTCGCGACTGCCGGGATGTTCAGCAGCTCAGCCTTGCTGGCGGCAGTGAATGGCACATCCTCGCCGTCCTCATCCTGCACATTGCTCCAGCCGGCCAGTACCTCATCAGCTACCGATTGGTCGGTCAGCTCAATGCCATCATCACCGCGCTGCTTTGCCCTGAATAGGTCTTGGATCTCGTTGATCCGCGTTTGCGCCAGTCGGTTGAATCGCGCATCGAAGGTCTGCTTTTCGTAGCGCCCGCCATCAATCGGCAGGCGCAGTACCACCGGCCACTCGTAGGTGGCCGACTTCTTCAGGACAAATGCCATGCAGAATCAGGAGAAGGTGATCGAGACTTCATCATTGCCGGCGCCGGTCGGGATTGCCACGTAGGGCAGGTTCAGCATTTGCACGCCGTCCTGGTCAGCATAGGTCGGGTTGCTGATGTCCACCTTGGGCGCCACCAACGAGACCCGATTGCCAGCGGTTGTGCCATGCAGCAACGTCAGCACGCCGGTGGTGTCGTTGTTGGCAATGGCGAAATAGTCCTTCGTGGCGATCGGCACAGCCTCGATCATGCACTCGCCGGATGGCGCCCGGTTGGTGATCATGATCTCCTTGGTGCAGCCAACCAGTTCGCGGTAGATCAGCTCATTGGCCATGTCAAGGCTGAGCGACTGCAGGCAGCCGGCATAGCTCAGGAAGCTGAACGTGCTGCTGTTGCCCGGCTTGAAGATCAGCGGGTCGGCCTGCGCGGTATAGGTGCTGGCTGGCGCCGCCGTGTCAGTCACCGGGTTGTAGATCCCGGTGAACTCGAAATCGATCGTAGGAATTGCTCCCACCTCAGCGCTCAGCGAGAATGTGCCGCGGCAGCCGGTGGCCTTATGCAGCACGCCGTCGTTGTTGTAGTAGATGGTGACGCTGCTGAAGCTGCTGCTGACTGGCTTGTAGCCCACATTGGCGGCGATGCTGTAGGCACTGCTGGCGCCAGGCGTGAAGCTGGCTGTGGTGGCCTGCACCGTTGCCACCTTCGTGCTGCCCACGTAGTCAGTGATCACGCCGGTGCTGCCCGATCCGGTGCCGCTGGTGATGCTGATGATCATGCCAACGTAGGCGTCATCCGTGGCGCTGGCGCCTGCTGCCAGGGTGATGCTGCCAGCAGAGCCTGCCGTAGCGGTGCCGGTGACTGCAGAGCTGGTTGTGGTCTCGGCCATGCCGCACGCCTTCAGCAGGGCGCCGAATCGCGGAGCTGTAGCAGCAGTGCCCGAGCCGGTCAGCTCAATCTGGAAGTTGATCAGCACGCGCTGGTTGGCCAGCAGCTGGTCGCTGTTGCCCAACCATGGCCGGATCAGCTCACGACTGACGACATCCGACTCAAGCGGCGTGACATCAATCGAGCGGACCAGCAGCGCATCCGTCCCAGCCGGGCTGGAATCAGTCGCGTACGTTGACTCGGCTTTTACGAGGAGGAGTTGCTTGCGTGTCAGCAGTGCCATCGGGAGCAGTCTCGGGTGAAGGTGCAGCCGGCAGCCTTACGCCGGTTTCAGGGTCCAAGACGTATGAGCCGCCTTGGCCGTGGTATTCATCCAACATGCTAGCTAGGGTCAGTTTGTCGCCAGATTAGCGACTGCTGTGCGATACCTGATCAGGTAATCACACGCGATCACTCCAGCGGGTTGATCCGCCTCGATCATGTCAAACTGCACGCCGCGTGGCTCAATGCTCATCGCATAGCCGCCGATGGTTTGATCGGCCATTACCTTGGCGTGCAAGCTTTCGATGATCGCATCCGCCTGTTGATCCGGGATGCTGCCGCGCACGATCACAGCAATCCGTACCGTCAGGCTCCAGTCGGTTTTGCAGAAGCTGACATCCGTATTGGCCTGGTCCGAGATCGGCTCCACCACAATGGCCGGCGACTCGTTACGTGCGATCGGCTCCACCCGGCTGCGGTAGATGCGCGTGCCGACATTTGTCGTGCCCGTCAGCGCAGTGCGGATCCCGGCAATGATCGATTCGCGGATGGTGGCCATGGGTCAGGCGCTGGCGACTTGAGTGACTGTGCAGATAATGCCAGGGATGGCAGGATTCGATGCGCCGGCACTCTCAGCGTGAATGTAGACGTTGAGATTAGCTGCCGCCCACATCAGCTCGATGTAATCATTGGCGGCCAGCTCCATCACGAAGTTGACGGTGCCGATCACATTGCCATGCACGCCGCCATGGCTTGAGATGATGCTGAAGCGGCTATCAGAGTTCGCCACATCGCCAGGCGTGCCGCTGTCATTCTTGCGCAGCCAGACATTGGCATCATGAATCTGCGAATCGCTATTGCTGAATTGAATCGAAAATGTGATGCTGTAGATGCCGGGATACAGCACCGTGATGCGATTGTTTGATGCAATCGCAACGCCATAATTGGCAAGATCACCGGATCTTAGAAAGATCGCAGTTGGCGTGTTAATCGTCGCCGCATACTGCGAGGTGGAATCCCAGAAGCTGCCCCAGTATCCCGGGCAACCGTGATACGGCAGGTCGTTCCATCGCTGACTGCCATTGCCGATCTTGATGTTAGCGGTGTCCGATTCGCGGCCAAATTCACCAGCCAGCAGGATTGGATTGCCTGCAGTCCAGGCCGCGCGAGTGTTGCTGCGGATCGGTGCGCTCATGTCTTCTGCAGCCCTAGCTGTACCATTGCACCATCATCAATGTACTGCGTCTCACGCACCGTATAGGCTGTGCCTGCCACCGTGATCGCGTCGCCGTACTTCAAGCTGCCAAAACTGGATGCGCGCGCGGTCAGGGTGTAGTCAGTGCTCAGGATTGCGTCGCTCAGTAGCACCTGAGATGGCATGTCAAGAATGCCCAGTGCAGTCACCGCTCCGGCAGTGCATGTCACGCCGAAATCATCAAGGAATGCGTCCAGATTCTCGGTGATGGTCATGCGAATACCCTCGATGGGTGTTTGGGTTCGACGAGGTAGGCGTCCCACCCTTCAGGCAGCTCACCGACGAAGTTGACGTGCCAGCCGCTCAGCAGCACGGGCGGGGTGATCACCTCGCCGGTCTCAGGGTCGTAGGTGCCACCTCGGTAGATGGGGCCGATCACATCCAGGGCGTGGGTGTGGCTGGCGGTGAGCACCACGGTGTCGCCGTCTTCATTGGTGGTGGTAAGACCAGCAGCATCCAATGCAGCCATGCCGGCGGATTCGTCGGGGAAGCGAAGATAATGCGTCATGGCAATTAGGTGGCGGTGATGGCTTGGAGGGTGGCGTTACTCAATCGAGTGGGCCAATAAGTAATTCGCTTGTATGGAGTTGCTCCAAAGGCGCGTAACGTAAATCTGTCCATGCCAGTTGGAACGTTGCCGCTTGTATCCGTCCCTAATGTTGATGAACGGGCTATTGCAAAATCGTCTTGCTTGTAAGCAATGGCAACTTTACCGGCATTGATACTC